ACGTGCTGCGTAACGCCGCAGTTAGAGCGCCCGGTACCCTCATGGGTGGTGGCGACCTTCAAGACATCCTAGTCGGCTCTCTCGCAGGCGAGGCAGGTAAAACGGCTGCGGGGTATTTGCCGAGTACGGGCGTCAATGATATTGACAGTATCCTTCGCGGTACGGTAGCAACATACGCAGGTAACGAACTCCGTGATATTTTGGGGGGTTCGCCTTCCGCACCTACCCGCGCTCCTTCGCCTCCTCCTGCTACGGATGTTGCGTCTGCTCCCGCGTCTGCTCCCGCGCCCGCCTCCAATGCGCCCGCCCCCGCTCCTGCGCCATCTCAGGACAATAACTTGATGGCCTTGCTTCTTGCTATGGGATTGCTGGATCGGGACGAGCAACCACAAGCGCCACCAGAACTGTTTAGCGCCACCCAGATGACGACGCTGCCCGGGCAACTGTCTGGTAAAATTGGCGAGCAACCAACTTCTCTTGCAGAGCTAATGGCCCTGCTGAATACTAGGAGGGCTTAAATATGAGCACCGAAGACGAAGACATCGGCTACATGACTGATGAAGAAAAGGTTCAGTATTTCCCTCCTAGCTATATGACGCCCGAAGAGCAGGAGCAGTATTTTCCGTATCGTGGGGCCTTGGGAACGCTTGGCGATCAAGAAGGCGATTTCCCAATGCCTAAAGAGGGCACGGAGCCCACGGGAAATTGGTGGGAAAAGATGGACGCAGGGTCGGGTCTTGGCGGACTACTCAAATCCATTGGTGGGTATGCTACGGGTAAGAATAAGATTGGCGGCGATAGTGGTGCTGGGCTAGATCAGTTGCTTTCTTTGTTTATGATGGGTAAGCTTTTGACTGGCGGCAAGGGGTTTATGAGGCCGGAAACCGGGGGCTACAAAGGCGGCATCCCAAAGTACACTGCTACCCGTACACAAATCCCTCAATCTGCCTATGTTCCGTATAGTGGACAAGCGGTAATGGGTGGTAAGCAACTGTCTGATGTGCAGTACGCCGCTGAAGGTGGGATCATGGGCCTAGCCGCAGGCGGTCTGCGTGATGGTGCTTTTGTTATCCCTGCTGATGTTGTGTCCCATTTCGGAAATGGCAGCAGTGAAGCCGGTCTGGCTTTTCTCGCTAAGAAGCTGGGCGCTACCCCGATCAAGGGCAAGGGCGACGGCATGAGCGATTCCATCGACACTACTATTGAAGGCCGACAACCTGCCAAGGTTGCCAACGAAGAGGCGCTTGTGTCCCCTGAAAAAGTTGCTGCAATTGGCAAAGGCGATCCCAAGAAGGGAGCTAAAACCCTTTACGCCATGATGGCTCGTGTTCGTAAAGCGCGTACCGGCACCAAGAAGCAAGGCAAACAGATCGAGCCTGAGAAGTACGCTCCGGGTGGTATTGCTGGGTACGTCAACGGTGGCGCAGTAGCGTTTAGTGGCGTGACAGGAAGCTCTGTCACTAGCCCCTCTGCAGGCTCTTCTACGAGCAGTAATTTGTCTGAATGGGCGGGTCCGTATGTAACGGATATGCTCGGCAAATCTCAAGCGTTGGCTGGGCAAGAATATCAAGCTTACCAAGGCCCAATGACGGCTGGCACTTCCCCGTTGCAACAGCAAGCGTTTACCGGATACCAAAACCTACAGACCCCTTCTTCAATTGGTCAAGCAGCACAAACTGCCGGTAATGTTGCAGCTAAAGCTGGCACGATGGGTTACTCCCCCGTTGCCTTCGGAAATCAATATTCTGCCCCCGCGCAATATCAAACAGGTCAGTTTGCCAATCAGTTCCAAGGGCCTGCTGCATATCAAACAGGGAAATTCAATACTGGTTTAGGCGCTCTTGGTTCGGTTCAAGACTACATTAACCCGTACACGCAGAATGTAACGAACATTGCTGCACGCGAAGCACGCAGGCAATCTGACATTACTCAGGCTGCTCAACAGGCAAAGTTCGCTCAAGCTGGTGGATTTGGTGGAAGCCGTGACGCAATAATGCGGGCAGAAATGGCTCGTAATCTTGGTACGCAAATTGGCGATATCCAAGAAAAGGGATTGCAAGCTGCATATGAAAGCGCTGTAGCTAGGCGCATGGCTGAGTCTCAGGCTGGCATGGAAGCTCAACGAGCGGGCGAGGCATCTCGTCAGTTTGGCTCTCAACAAGCCATGACCGCTGCTCAACAAATGGCGCAGTTTGGCTCAGAAGCACAACGCGCAGCAGAAGCCTCCCGCCAATTCGGCGCTCAGCAAGGACTCACCAGCGCACAAGCCGCTGCACAATACGGTCTGGCGGGGCAGCAAGCTACTGAACAGTCTCGGCAATACGGCGCAAGGTTTGGTCTTGACGCTCTGGGGGCGCAGCTTCAAGCGGCTCAAACGCAAGGATCGCTTGGCTCTCAGGAAGGTGAAATGGGGCTTCGGAATCTTGCAGCTCAGATGGCTGCGGGCACTTCTCAGCGTGGTATTGAACAAGAAGGTATCGCGGCTAGACAAGCAGAGTTTGAGAAGCAACGCCTGTATCCTTACCAACAGCTTCAGTTCCAACAGAGTATGCTTCAGGGTCTGCCGGTTTCTGCATACAGCAACACGCCTAACACTAGTGGATATCAGGACTTGCAAAACCTTCTTGCTCAGTTGCAAGGATTGGGTGATGCGGCTGGAGGTAAATAATGGCAATGACTCAATTCTCCCCCGCCCTCCTTAACTTGATGGCGGTTGCCAACATGAAAACCCCTCAAGGGGGGCCGACTATTGCTGAACAAAAGATTAATGCAGTTTTGCCGCAGGCTATGCAGCCGGGTCAACCTCCCGGTATGCCACCGCAAGGAATTGCACAATCATTTCCAGCCATCCCTCCTCAGGGAATGCAAGACGCTCTTGATCAATCTGACGCCGCAGCACCAAGCGTTGCCGAGAATATTCGGGATCAGCAAGCAGAACAAATGCTTGCAGGCGCTCAGCCTCAAACTCAGATGATGGCTGAAGGTGGTATTGCTTCTCTGCCGATGAATGATTACGGTTACGCTGACGGCGGAATCATTGGGTATGCAGCGGGTGGTGAGTTTGATCTTGGGGATAGTGAAGAGGCAAGGCTTCAAGATGAGGAACGAGTCCGCCTAATAAAAGAACGACAGCGCGAAGATCAGAAACGACTTACCGCTGAGATGCTTGGGCTTCCATATGAGCCGCCGCAACAAATTGCTGCACCAAGTGCCGCCGCCACAAAAGCGCCATTCGCACCAGAATCAAAAGCGCCGCCCGCGCCAGAACTAAAAGCATCCCCTGCAGCCGCTCTTGGTATTGCCAGCGGGCGTAGTATTCCAAGCATTGCTCAGCTTATCAACGAAGCCACAACTCCTTTGACTGCCGCATTGGCAGGGTATACCGCGCCAGAAAAGTTGACGCCGCAGCAACTTGAAGAAAGAGAGCTTTCAGAACTGAGGCGCAAGGGACTGCCAGAACAAGCAAAATTTGCTGAAGAGCAAGGTCTTGTAGAACTGCAGCGGCAAAATAAAGCTATCCGTGATTTCAAAGAAGCAGAGCTTGCGCGTCAAGAGGCTGCGCTTGGGTCGCCGGGTCAGCAAAGCATGAATCGGTTCAAGTCGGCTATTCTGTATGGCGGTCAAGGCGGCAAAGGCAGTTTTGCTCAAGGCTTGGAGAACGCGAAGTTGGCTGAAGAGGCAGGCATCGCGGGTCGTAGGGAAGCGAAGCTTAAGATGCTTGAATCGGGCAAAGCTGAAGCTATCGAGGTCACACGTATCCAAGCGCTTATTGACGATGCTCGACGCGCAAGAGCACTGGGGCGAGTGGATGAAGCGCAGAAGCTGGAAGATGCGGCCCGCGAAGCTGCTAACAAGATTTCTCTAACCCGCGCCGAAGGTGCCAAGAGCGCAATCAGCCCCGCAATCAGCGCTTACGGCGGTATGCGACAGCAAGAAATTCAGTCGGCGGAAACTGCTCGTGCCGCTGCTAGGCCAACGGAATTCATGCGGATGTACCAAGAAATTTTCCCCGGTCAACCAATGACTCTGGAAAAGGTGGAGCAGGTTAAACGCGCAATGTCACCGGCAACTGCAGCAAGTCGTACTTTGACTTACAACGAAGCAGCAGATAACGTACAAAAAATGCTTGATAGTATGCCTGGGATGATGGAAGTTACGGCCATTCAGAAAAGCGCTAAAGATGCAGGGAAGCCAGTTCCATCCTTGTCAGAAATTAAAGAAATGATGGTTCAGCGTGAATTGCAAAACGCTAACGCAGCCAGAAGTGGTGCTTCTGCGCCGACAGGTGGCGCTATTCGCCCTTCTTCTCAAGCAGATTTTGATGCACTCCCCAAGGGATCAAGGTACATTAACCCTGCGGACGGCAAAGAATACATCAAGAACTAATCATGGCACTTGACTTCTCAGCATTTGGAACGCCGGTAGAGCAGACATCTACCCTAGACTTTTCCAAATTTGGCACGGCAGTTGAGCCGCCTGAAAAGCAAAGCGCCTTCCGCCAAGTCGCTGACGTACCGCTAGGCGTAGCTAAAGGCGCAGTCCAAGGCGTCCGAATGCTGGCTGATGTATTTGGCGCTGGGTCCGAAACATCTAACACCATCAGGTCAGCAGAGACTTACCTTGCTGGGTTGATGTCAGCTCAAGCCAAGAATGATCAGCAAGAAATTGCACGGATCATGAAAGAGGCTGAGGACAAGGGTGTTCTCGATCAAGTCAAGGCTGGCATCAAGGCGTTCACCATTGCGCCTGTTGATACTTTGTCTAGCGCCTTGGGTACTGCTGCGCCTGTTGTTGCCGCAAGTCTTGGGGCTGCGGTACTTGGCGCTCCCGCTGTTGTAGGTACTGGTGTCGGCGCATTGCTTGGCGCTGGCATGGGCGCTGGTGTAGTCAAGGGCTCCATCTACGAAGAGACAAAGAAAGCTCTCATCGAGGCTGGGGCTGCTGAGCCAGAGGCAGAACAAAAGGCGCAGCTTGCTCAGTCATATGGCGGCAAGAACCTTGATCAAATTCTTTTGGGCACCGCCCTTGGTGGTGTGGCTGCTGTTGGCCCGTTGGAAAAGGGTGCCGCTGGTATTCTGGCCCGCAACATTCTTGGCAAGGCCGGAGTTGAAGAGGCTGCTGAAACAGCAGGCGAGCAAGCTGTAAAAGGCGCTCTGCGTAGACGGGCCGAGGCTGGTTTGCTGGAAGCCGTTCCCGAGGCAGTGCAGGCAGGGCAAGAACAAGTTGCCCAAAACATTGCCCTTCAACGGGAGGGGTTTGATGTCCCGACATTCCGAGGCGCTGTAAGTGCAGCTACCCTTGAGGCGATTGCCGGAGGCGGACTGGGTGCAACCGTTGGTGGTGGCGCTCCTGAGGTAGCCAAGCCTGAAGTGGAAACAATTCCACCTGTTGCGCCGGAGGCTGCTGCGCCAGAGGTGGTAACAATTCCACCTGTTACCGAAGCACCCGTTGCTGAAGCCACTCCTGAGCAAAAGATTGTTGAGGAAACGACCGGCATTAGCAGGGAGCCCGCGCCAAGCGCAGAAGAGTCTGCCGATGTTCTGGCTGGTATGTACCGTATGGATGACGCCGAAGGGCGAGCCTATGCGGAGCGGATGACGCAAGAAAGATTGCTAAGGCAGCAAAAAGAAATTGATGCTGATGCTGAGCGCATTGCCGAGTTGAACCGTAGACAGGGAATTGTTTCTCCTGAAGTTACGCCCGCTGCAATCACTGAGCGGCCAAGCATGGCTGAGGCTCCGCCTGAAGTTACTCCGCGTGAAGAGTTGCTCGCTAAGCAGGCTGAGGTTGATAGGCGTAGGCTTGAGGCTGGCCTGCCAACGGGTGAATCATCCGTAACGCCCGGGCTAAAACCAGCGGAAGTTGTTGCGGAAGAGCCGAAGCCTGTTCCCAAACTTGTGGATAACCGGCCACTGGCTGAGCGGGCGGCAAAGAACCGTTTGCTTGTGATGAAGAATATGCTCGCCAATCAAGGCGGCGATCCTCAGAGCCTGACTATTGTTCCGCACCCGACCGCTACGGGGAAGTTTGCAATCCAATCATTGGATGTGCCGGTTAAGCTCACCAAGAATCTGCCTGCGACAGCGATCAATCGCCCTGAAACTCAGCCAATCATTGACCCTGTAAACGCTTACGTTGAAGTGCAGCGCAGGACTAATACTCCGGCTGCGCATAAGTTTATTTCTGACTTTGAGTCTGGAAACATTACCAGAGAAGATGTTGCGCTTGCTGTTGAGCAAGAGCGTAAAGCCTCTCAGCCTCAACCTCTTACCTATACGGCAACTGGTGCGCCTGGAATTGTTTCCGCTGGAGTATCAAAGCCACGCGGGGCGCGTGATGTGCCGAAGTTTGGGGAGCAGCCGCCCGTAATTGAAGCGCCCCCCGAAGAACCTCCGGTCGAAGAGCCGCCGCCACCGACTTCCACTCAACCTCAGACCCTGCAAGAGTTTGAGCGGCGGATGCCCATTGTCTTTGACAAGGCTGAAGTGCGTGCAGCAAATGCTGCTGGTAACTTTACCCAACTGACTAAGGCTTTGCAGCTTAGTACAAATCCGGCAATTCGTAGGATTGGTCAACTAGGCGGAGGCATTGCGTCAAAAATTACTTTGCGTAAACCGGGAAGGTTGGACCCTGGCGTTGCTGGCGTGTATATGTATGCCGATGATTCAATAAAAATGATTCCATCGCATGCAGGGAATGAGCATACGAATGCACATGAAACACTCCATGCGTTACTATCAAAGGCGCAGAGATACCCAACAGATAGGCAAAAGCCTGTTGTTGAAAAAATTGAAAAACTTTACGAACACGTTAAAAAAGAATTTAAGCGTAAAGGTATTACTGCATACGGTCTTAAAAATCCGCGTGAGTTTACTGCGGAAGCAATGACTAACCCTGAGTTTCAATATGAACTCATGCAGATTCCATACTCTGGTCGCAAAAGTGCGTGGACAGAATTTGTAAAACTCGTCGCTGACTTACTTGGCATTCAGAACACCAATGCTTTAACGGAGGTAATGAACCTCGTTGATAAGCTGGCAATGCAGAAGCAGCCCCGTCAAGTTGTTAAAGACAAAGGACTTGTCGATCAAGCAATGGCTGACGAAGAGCCATCCACACCAGTTGCTCCACCCCCGTCGCAAAAACAGGTTCCTCAGAGCGACCTTTCAGGCACGGCGGCGGGTGGGGCTCCTGTAGACAATTACCTGTACTCCGTAGAGCCAACGATCAAGTCTGACCGCCTTCCGTCTTACAAGCGCGGTGTTGAAACCCTGCGTAGGAAGTTTGATAAGGGTGAAATTGATGCCGATGGTTTTGCTAATCGCGTAGACATCATTGCAAAGCAGATTCAATCTGCTGAGCTTGCAAAGGAACTGAAGCCACGCGAGCGAGGGCCGGACTACATCCGTCAGCGTTTGCTTGAGGCTAAGCGCCGGGGCGATTTGTCAGAAGAGGCGGTGGACTTTGCGGAGTGGTTCATTCAAAGGAACCCGAAGCTGGTAGATGACCTTGCTGTCTCCATCAAGACGCCAAAAGAGGATGGTGTTGGTGGGACATATGCGTCAAATACAAGACTCATGACGTTGATGAAGGATGGCTCGTCTAACTTAACTGTTGTGCATGAAATTTTGCATCATATTGAAAGAATGATGCCAAATGATATTCAGTCTGCAATTCGCAAGTCTTGGGCAAAAGCACTAGTAGAAGCGCAAAAGAAAGCCACTACTACGGCGGACATTGCCTTCTTCAAAGACTTGATGGATTACCACTTTGGTTCAGGCGATAGAAAGTTTCTCAAACTTGCAATTGATGCAATTAAAAAAGACAACGTAGACCTGTCTCTTTATCAGCTAACAAGCCCATCAGAATTTTGGGCTGTAAACGCTGCTGAAATTATGAACGGCAAGTTCATGGTTAAGGGTTCATTGCTGAAGAGACTGAAGAACTGGTTGAGCGAGCTTAAAGAAAAGGCAAAGGATTTATTTGGCTTACAAAACAACGCAGCAATCATCCGTGCGCTAGATAGCTTGTCAAAAGGTGACGGTAAGTTTGTCACTGACAAGATGATTGATCAGAATGTTGATCCCAAGTTAAGCATTACCGGCAAAGCTACCGCCAAAGCCCAGCAGCTTCTGCAAAAGCAAAAGGTTCCGACCACTGGCCTTGATCACATCCCGGAAGAGTTGCGTGCAATGACGCAGCCTATCTTCTTCCCGCAGAACAAGACGGTCCTAGACCGAATTGATGGGATGAAGGATAAGTTCTGGCAGCGTGTCGCCCAAGGCGTTGCTGACCAGTACCGCACCATCAAGGAATACAGCCCTGTTGCTTATATGCAGGCCCGCATTTCCAAGTCCATTGACGGGGCGTTGGAAGGACTGATGCTGCACGGCCATGTGTTTAACGATGGCGGTGCGCTGAACATCCGGGACAAGACAAAGGGGATGCTTAAAGTTCTTGAGCCTGTCGGCAAAGAACTTGATAGCTACTTGATGTGGGTTGCGCTCAACCGTGAATTCAAACTGCCTGAGCCGAAGCGCAGCAAAATCCAGAACATGGATAAGTTGGTTGCTAACCGGGCGCAATTTGCAGCCGGTGAGCTTAATGGCAAGCCGCGTATTGATGTGTACGAAGCAGTCGCAAAGGAAATGAATGCGCTGAACAAGTCCGTTCTTGATGTTGCCCTGCAGAATGGGCTGATCAATGAGGAGGGCTACAAGAACTTTAGCTCCAATGTTTACTACATCCCCTTCTACCGGAAGATGGAAAACGGTGACTTGGAAGATGTTCAAACGTCATCGGGCCTGACCAGTCAAGAGTTCTCCAAGGAACTGAAGGGTGGCGAAGCTCCGTTCGGCGACCTGATGGAAAACGTCCTGCGGAACTGGAGTCATATCCTTTCCGCTTCGATGAAGAACCAAGCCGCAACGACTACGCTTGAAGCGGCGATGGAACAGAATGCTGCTGTTCCTAATCTCAAGCCCGGTCTTGAGTGGAAAGACGGCAAGGTTTACTCTACCGAATCCGGCAAACTTGTTGCTGAGAAAAAGGACGAGAACGGCAATGTTCTTTACAAGGAAGGCGAGCTTCGCCCTGACCTGACTAAGAACGAAGCTGGCATGGCAAAGATCGTCAAGGACGGTCAAGTTATGTACTTCCAAGTGACTGATCCGCTTCTTATGGAAGCCATCAGTTCTATTGGCTACCTTGGCCCGAAGAGTAAGTTCCTTGATGTGGCCCGTGACTTCAAAAACATCTTGCAGTTCGGCGTTACCCTGTCGCCTACGTTCAAGGTAAACAACCTTATCCGTGACTCCGTTGCGGCGATGGGTGTTAGTGAGCTTGCGAAAGACCCGATATCCAACATCCGTCAGGGCATTAGCCTTTCTGACCCAGAAAGTCCCACCTATATTTCAGCTTTGGCTGGCGGCGCGATCTTTAACTTTGGTTCCGCCTATGAAGGCGACCAAGCGAAGATGATTAAGCGCCTGCTTGATAAGGGCGTTAGCCGCAATACTATCCTTGACTCAGACAACCTTATTTCCAAGGGGCTTCGTGTCACTTGGGACAAGTATCAGGAGTGGGGCAATAAGTCTGAAGCGGCTAACCGTCTTGCTCTGTATCAGCAGATGCGGGACAAAGGAATGTCTCACTTGGAGGCATCCTTCAAGGCGCGTGACTTGCTGGACTTCTCAATGCAAGGATCGTGGCCTGCGTTCAGGATGGTGACACAGGTTGTACCGTTTATGAATGCCCGTATCCAAGGCTTATACAAACTTGGTAGGGACGGCATCATTCCTACATACCGAGTTCTGTACAACACCGCTACTGGCAAAGAGATTGAAGGCACCGACAAGCAGAAGGCTCAGGCATTCCTGACAATTACCGCTGCTGTCGGCCTTGCCTCCGCTGTTCTGTACCTTGCCTTCAAGGATGACGAGGACTTCAAGAAGCGCGATCAGTGGGACCGTGACAACTTCTGGTGGTTCAAGCTGCCGGGGATGGACGTTGCCTACCGTGTCCCGAAACCGTTTGAAATCGGCGCGTTCGGCACTTTGGTTGAGCGTACCCTTGAGCAAATCTATGACTCCGGCGCAGAGGGTAAGCAGTTCACGGATAGCCTGTCCCGTACCCTATGGGATACGTTCGCCATGAATCCCACCCCGCAGATGATCAAGCCTCTGCTGGATATCTACGCCAACAAAGACAGTTTCACTGGTGCGCCAATTGAGTCTGCCGGTCTTGAGAGACTGTCCAAGCAAGAGCGCAAGATCGACACGACCAGTCCTATTGCTGTAGCCCTTGGCGGGGTAAGCTCACTCTTCCCTGAGAAGTACCAGCTTAGCCCCGTGCAAATGGACTACATGATCAAGGGATACCTTGGCTGGCTTGGTGGGACCGCTGCCGTAACATCTACTTATGCAGTTGCGCCATTCAGGGAAGGTGAATATCCTGATGCTCGCTGGCTTGACCGCCTGAGCTTGGGCCTTGCCAAAGAACTACCCACGGCGCAGTCTAAGTACGTGACTGCCTTCTACGACTCCAACAAAGAAATCAGCCAAGCGTTTGCTGACATGAGGCACTATGCAGAAGCAGGTGATTCTGAGAAGGTTCAGCGCATCCTTGAGGAACGAGGCGATAAGATCGCGCTTGCTAAGTTCTACGACAAGACGGCTAAGTCTATGGCTAGCGTTAGGCAGCAAATCAACATTATCACCAAGGACGCTACGATGGGAGGCGCGGAGAAGAAGATGGAGATTGATCGACTGAAGCAGATCATTTCCACCCTTGCTCAGCAGGCCGAAGAGGTAAGGAAGTCTATGAAGAAGTAAGCGCCTGTATGGTGTCGTTGAGAACGGATAACTCCGTTTTCTTCATGACGGTCCATATGCGCTTCTGCCCATGCAAACCATTGAAGCTGCCCTGATGGCAGTCTTTGCACAATGGTATGCATAAATAGTGAAGTTGTTGCTCGATGTGATGCGCGTCTGACGGTCCAGCCTCACCGCAGACGCCGCAAGGCAACTCTTTCACGCGGGCCAAATGCTCCTTGTCGGCAGCAGTCTTGGCCTTATGGTTTTTGCTGAACATCTTCTACCCAGACCAGCAAACCGCTCAAAGCCCGCATGATGTCGCTGACGTTTTGTTCAACCTCATAGTTTTCATGCAGTAGTTTTTGGCCTACGTCCTTGACGTTGCGCTCAACTACTTGCAGGTAATAAGCGTAATCATGGAATGGTGTCATGGCTCAAGCCTTTCTATTTTGCTAACTAGTTTATCGGCAATGGACTGCCCGCCGATGCCGATTGTCCCGGCCCATTCATCGAACTGAATGAGCGAGATGACATCGCGGACTGCCTTCTTGTAACCACCATTGAAGGCATCATCACCCTCAATGATCATGGTGATGGCGTCCCTAACAAGTGACGTAGCCTTGCGATCCTTGGCGATACCCTTTAGCTTCAGGTAAATATCTTCCCGAAGGTGTACCGAGTAGGGGATCAGCCGTTTCGTTTCCATTGTTGGAACTCCATATTAAAACCCTTCAGGTTATCTGCGGCTGTCTTGTTGGTCTTTAGTTCTGAGCGGGAGCTGATGCCAAGCTCATGTTTCATCCAGTCAATGACATCATCTTCGCTGTCATCGAATATGAAACCGTTTTCCACAAGGTACTTGGCAAACAGCTTGTCGCGGCAAAGCATCCCGGCCAGTCTTACAACGTCAGAGAAGTTCTCCCTCTGAACGGGCTTCTCATCGTCGCCAAGCCTGACCATTACCACTTGGTATCTGGCGCCGCAAAAATCTGTGAACAGGGGATGCGGCACCTCGTCCGGGTGGACACGGAGAGTTAGGACATAACCCTCCTTATCCTGCTTCATGGCGATCTTCACCGCCTCGTATTGCAGGGTGTCCACCATGATCAGAAAGGCGCGTCAGAAAAGTCATCTACCTCACGACGCTTAGGCTCTTGCCGCCCGCCCTGAAGCGCAACATCATTAACACGCAAGTCCATAGACTTACGCTTGTTGCCTTCCTTGTCCGTCCACTCGCGCTCGGTAATGTTTCCACTAACGGTTACGGCTTGACCTTTGGTAAGGTAACGAGAGAGGGAGTCAGCCCGCTTGCCGAACAGTTGGCAGTTCCACCAAATGGTCGGCTTCTCTTTACCTTGAGTGTCTGCAACGCTGAAACTTGCAACGGCTGTCCCATCATTCATGGAACGCACTTCGCAGTCTTTACCCAGAACCCCAGCTACCGTGATGTTATTCATTACTCTGCCTTTGCGAAACGAGCTTTAGTGGTCTTGAACGCATCCATGATTTCGTTGTAGATGGAAGCGTCTTCTGCCTTAACCTTGTCGTAAATGACGCGGTTAACTTTGAACAGGTTCATGATGTCCTTCTCGGACGTTGTGAACTCAAGCATCTTGTTCGTTGCTTGGAAGGCCATAGCCATATAGTCGGCCATGCTGGCTTCAGGACTGGTAGTAATCCTGATCTTCCACGGGTCATGCTTGTCTACGCTCAGTGCCGTAGATTGAGTCTCAGCGGGGGCGGGTTTGGAATTAGGATTCTCGGCAGGACGTTTGGCCGTATTGCCATCATCATCCAAAGGCAAATCTTCGCCTGCATAAATAAACAGACCAAGGCCGTGACACGCAATTGCTTTAACCAAGCAGCGCATCATGTTTTTGTTAACCTCAAATGCATTTGGATTCTTAACTGCTTGGTTACGATGATCCATAACCGGCAAGTGCATTTTGATGGGCTTGCCAAAAGCAGTGACAGTACAAGAAATCATCATTGTTTCGCCGTACATTTCTGGCGAATGGAATTCCCAGTTAGCCAATGGATCGTGGCGCATAAGCTGATCAATAGCAAATGGCCACGATAAATAACTTAGGTTTTGTTTCTTTTCAATGTGCTTGCTTACATCAACTGCCGCCAGTTTGATAAATGAGTTTTCTGTCATTGCTGTTCCTTGGTTTCTTCAACGGGGGTCTTCTTGGGCATCTTGAAGCCTAGCTTGCGACCGGGCTTGGCACGGGGAGTACCGTCCTTCTTGGTGCCGTACTTGTTTTCTTCACTCATTATTTTTCTCCTTGATGTATGTTTGGTATTGCGAACAGAACGGGGCGACTTGACAGTAAGACTTACACCGGGTGCGCTCCCCCTCCCGAGTCTCGATGAAGTACCCTTTGGCTAGAGCAAGCTCTGCTTCTTCCTTCGTGGGGTGAACAGACTTGGCCCTGACACCGCCTTCTTTCTTGACGGCATAGCTCGTTGGCTTTTCCCACATATCCTCAGCCGTACAGTTGGGCATATCGCCCTCAGTGTGGCTAGCAAAGTAGGCAGCGTTATGCTGGGCAAGCCGTTCTTCTATGTACTTTTGGCGCTTCTCAAACGTCCACAGGGGGATGTCGATTGTAACGATGGGAGCCTGTGGATAACCATCCCTAGTCTCAGCGTCGCGGGCGGACCAGTCACGCACGATGGCAATGATCGCTAAGTCCGTGACCGGGATTCCTTTAACCCGCTCGACCATCCATGCGTACACATTAAGCTGGTTGTGCCAGTCAGCCTTCTGATTCATGACGGCCCAAGCTCCGGTAACCTTGTAGTCCCTGATCTTGATGCCGTCCTCGTACTGTTCCTGCAAGTCAATGGCACCGCTGATCCGCCAGCCATCAATCTCAGTGAACAGACGCTCCTCTACGATGTGATGCTCGTCCTTGCCATGCTCAAGGATTCCATGCACGGCGGAACCGAACAGAGCCCATACCATCTCACTTGCGTCTTGGGTAAGATCGTCCCAATGTTTCCGCTTGAGCTGGACAACACGCGGACTGTTGAGGATTTCTGTGACTGAGATGTGCGCGTCACCCTTTGTATAGGTGGGCCTCTCGATCACGTTGATAAAAGTCTGCGGCAGGTTGTGCCGGTTCGTCAGTTGCATTGCATCTCCTAGGTATGCTGCCAATCTAGCAGCCAGCTTCTGTGTTGTCAATCAAGTGGTAAAATTTCCACAATGCGTAGAGCTGCTCGCGTGGATTGCCTGCCTTGATTGTTGCGCCTATACTACATCAATGAACAATCTTGTGCCCCTATTGGGTCTATGGAAGTGCGGCAAGTGCGGCGTAGAAAAATTAGCGACCGCACACCAGATAAGGCAAAAGACTTGTTCAAGAGCCTGTATGGGGGCAACGTATCGGGAAAAACTTGTCGGCGTTTACAACCCAAACTATAAAAACTCCGCAGCGCGCCAGTGCGTAAGATGCAAAATACAGTTTAGCAGTTACTCAAAGACAAGAAAGTTCTGCTCTCATCAATGCTACTCACTTAGTAAAATCAAACCTAAACCACCAAAGGTTATCAAGGAAAGAAATAAAAAGACTTGCAGCTATTGCGCAAAAACTTTTAATTGCCAACCAACATCCACAAAAATCACTTGCTCCAGCGAATGCTCAGGGAAATTGAGGCAAGAAAAAGCGTTATATACAAAATGCGCCAAGTGCAACAAACAGTTTAAGCACCCCAAATCTCAGCAACGCAAATACTGTAGCTATCAATGCCACTTAGATAGCGGAGGCGCTTTTCGTGCAGGCATGGCATCAGCGGAGGCTACATTGAAATACGGCCCAAGAAAAGACGCCAATCACAATGAAGTTATTGCAGAAATGCGTAAGTATTGCGCCGTTTATGACATGAGTACTGCTGGAATGGGTATTCCAGATGGGGTTGCGTGGATCAATGGGGCGTGGCATTTGTTTGATATTAAAAACCCCAAAACTGGCTATGGCCGTCGAGGCTTAAACAAGGTCCAAAAAAAATGGCTTGAAACTTGGGCAGGCGGGCCTGTGTACTTAATTTACACAGAGGAAGAAGCCTCTTTATTTGCTCAAGGTAAGTTTGATGGCATAAAGTTTGCGATTGGAGGAGTAGTAGATGTCCCCGCCAATAAATCTTCTGAAGAATAGGTCGACGAGTGGCGAGGTGGTAATGTTTCCATCATCAACAGTCCAGCGGAAGCGCTTGCCTTGATCTTGAGCTAGACTCACATCGGCGCTTCGCAGCGTCGTTGCTTCTCCTATGCAGGGTAACCTGCTTGCCCCGGCTGGACTTAACCGTCGCCGGGGCTTTTTTATTCGCGGCTGGTTTCAAGTTCTATCAGCTTGTCAATATAGTGACGAGCCTTGCGAAGATCGTCGATCCCACCTTTGGATCGCCAGCGGCTCAGGTACTTGACTGCATTTCCGTCGAGGAAGCCAAGCCCCCAGTCAGAGATAACGTCCCAGGTCTGGTGCTGTTTGTTCTTGTAATGATCCCCACCAATCTGTAGATCATTAGCGTTTGTTCCGTTAAAGCTCATGTTTTACTCCGGTCGGGCCAGCTATCAGGGCGAGCAGTCCACTTGATTAGCAACTGCTCACGGTCACGTTCACGCTTCTTGGCATAGTGTTCGATGTTGCTGATCTTGTCGCACTCATAGACAGACCAAGACCAGTAAGCACCATCCCACCAGCGGTATTCATACGGGCACTCTCTTGCACTGGCAGGCCACCAACCCATAGAAGGGGGCGGGCCTTTGTGCCACTTATTTGTTGTCATCGAAGAATTTTTCTCGGAGTTCATTTCGTTGGGCTTCAATGCAAGCGGGGCGGGAGCAGTAGTAACTGCAAGTGTGAATGTCCTTGTAGTATTCCTTCTCCAAGATGTCCTTGGCTTTTTTAACCCCATCCCATTCGCGGGTGGTGTAAGCGTCCTTGACCAAGTTCAAGGCTTTGAGCAGGTAGGTCATGGTTCCTCCAAATTATGGACATTTATGAAAGATTATTCCGCGTGTGTTCCAGCGCCCATGAGTGAGCCATACCGTAGGCATCAAGCACTCGGATAACAAGGATGTCCCTGCCTTCACTATCCTCGTAGATTGTTTCGTGCATACACGCCATACGCACAAAGTCAATGAACTCTTCGTATGTGCCTGTGATGGTTACGTCAGGCCAATCAAGAGCGGCGCGGAGGGCTGCTTCTACTTGCGGCGCGGTCGATGGCGATTCCGGGAAGTCGCCTGACTTACAAGGAACGAACTGACTCCAGCGAATAAATTCCAGCGCCTGCTGGGCGGCTTTGCGTAAGGTGGTCATGATGTGTACCCATCCGTAATGACTTTGTTCTTCGCCTCCTCCAGCGCACCGATGAGCGTGAGCCTGTCGGGGATGGTAGACACCTTGATCTTGAACTGTCCTTTGTCTTTCCAGAAGCACAGCACGATCACGGTATCTGGGTTCTCGTCTAGCGCCTCGTGCAGCACAGCCGCAGCTTGCTCTTTGTGGTGGTCGGT